TCCTATTCTAAAAATAGGTGCTAGTCTTAAGACTTATGTAAATGATACTTGGAGATTCTTAAATGAATATAGAAACTTCTTAGATGATAACACTGCTTGGTATAGACCAATGAACCCAGGTAAAGTTCTTGACTGGCAACAACAGATTGAGACTTCAGTACCTGGTCAAAATAGAAAAACTAACAAAGGTTTAAAAGGAGTTCTTAAAGGAACATCTTTTGAGAAAGATGCAACTGCAGGTGTGGGTGGACCATGTACTTACTTCTTCCATGAAGAAGCTGGTATTGCTCCTAAGATGAATGAGACTTTTGGATATATGAAACCAGCTTTAAAGTCAGGTATGATTACCACTGGCACCTTTATTGCTGCTGGTTCTGTGGGTGATCTTGATCAATGTGATCCATTAAGAAAAATGATCTTACATCCTGAGGCTAATGATATTTTTTATGTTGAATCTAACTTACTTGATGATAAAGGAACCTTTACTAAATCTGGGTTATTTATTCCTGAACAATGGTCAATGCCTCCATGTGTGGATAAATATGGTAACTCTCAAGTAGAAGAAGCCCTTAAAATGTTAGATGAGTACTTTGAAAAGAAGAAAAAGGATCTAGCCCCAGAAGAATATCAGTTAGAATTATCTCAGCATCCTAGAAATATTGAAGAGGCTTTTGCTACTAGAACAGTATCTATATTTCCTAGTCATTTGGTAGCAGCTCAAAAAAGAAGAATTGAAGAAAAGGAATATCCTATAGAATATGTAGAACTTAATAAAAATGCTGATGGTACTTTTGTAGCAGAGAAAAGCAGGAAAGCACCTATCTTTGAGTTTCCTATAACTAAGAGTACTGAGGATAAAACCGGTGTCATAGTCATTTATGAGAGACCAATTAAGGATGCCAAGTGGGGAACTTATTATGCATCTATTGACCCTGTGGCACAAGGTAAGACTACTACTTCTGACTCTTTGTGTTCAATCTATGTATACAAGATTCCTATTGAAGTAACTAGGAAAGATGCTGGTGATGTAAATACTTTTATAGAACAAGATAAGATAGTTGCATCATGGTGTGGAAGATTTGATGATGTTAATAAAACTCATGAAAGACTTGAGCACATAATTGAGTGGTATAATGCTTGGACATTAGTAGAAAGTAATGTTCCTGGATTTCTTACTCATATGATGAAAAAAAGAAAACAGAAATATCTGGTTCCTAAAAGTCAAATTACATTTAGAAAAAATGTAGATTACTCCCAAAATGGACCTGAGGAATATGGTTGGAGAAATACAGGTACAGTCTTTTCAGCCAATATCTTACCCTACCTAGTAGATTATTGTAGAGAAGAACTAGATATTGAAACTGGTGAAGATGGTAAAATCTATAAAACAACCTATGGTATAGAAAGAATTCCTGATATAATGGCTATGGTAGAAATGCAACATTATAGAGAAGGACTCAATGTGGATAGGCTTATAGCTTTAGGTGCACTTATTGCTTTTGCAAAAGTACAAGAAGCTAACAGGGGTATTATGAAAAGATTTGAAGATACAGGTAAAAAAAGCTTGGATAATTCAAAAAATTTATATAAATTTACTAACAGTCCATTCCGACATATTGGGATGGGCCAAGGATCATTGGGAAAAAAACCACCAAGAAATCCTTATAAAAACTTAAGATAAGAAGATATGCAAGTATTAAATGCAATGCAGATGAAATCTGGCAAGAAGGCTGAGTATAATAGAATGGGTTCTATTACACAGCCTCTGCAATTTTTACCAAAAAAAGAAAAAGATGCTGAATGGACAGCCTGGAATCTTGACTGGTTAGAATGGAATGGTCTTAAACAGATTAGAAAAAATGCTAGAAGGTTGATGAAAAACTACAAACTAGCTAAAGGTACCATAGATAAAACTGACTATGTAGTTGAAGCAGATAATGAAATGAGAGACATTGTTGACACATTAGGTCAAGAAGATCTTACTGCATTAGAACTTAAGTTTTATCCTATTATCCCTAATGTGGTTAATGTAATGGTTGCAGAATTTGCCAAAAGAAATACTAAAATTACTTTTAGAGGGGTAGATGAGTATTCTTACAATGAGCAATTAGAGGAAAAAAGAAACCAGGTTGAACAAGTGTTATTGCAAAAAGCTCAACAAAAAATGATGGCTAAGTTGTTAGAACAAGGTATGGATCCTGAAGATCCTGAGATTCAACAACAAATGGAACAACAAATGTCTCCTGAAAACATGAAGACATTACCTGAGATTCAAACATTCTTTGATAAAGATTATAGAAGTATGTGTGAGCAATGGGCTATTCATCAGTTTAAAATAGATGAAGATAGGTTTAAGATGGATGAACTTGAGGAAAGAGGTTTTAGAGATATGCTTATTACTGATAGAGAGTTCTGGCATATGAAGATGAATGAAGATGATTATGACATTGAGTTATGGAATCCTGTAACTACCTTTTACCACAAGTCTCCTGATGCTAGATATATTTCACAAGGTAACTGGGTTGGTAAAATAGAAATGTTAACAATTGCTGATGTTATTGATAAATATGGTTATTTAATGACCCAAGATCAATTAGAGTCAATAGAAGCAATATACCCAGTAAGATCTGCTGGTTATCCTTTACAAGGTTACCAAAATGATGGATCTTACTATGATGCTACTAAGTCTCATGAGTGGAATACTAATATGCCAGGTCTTGCCTACAGACAGTTTGTTTCTATGTATGATAACTTTGTTTTCAATGGTGGAGATATCATCAACTGGATCATGGCTGAGAATGAAGATTATGCACCAATGGGTGCTGCCTTTTTATTAAGAGCAACTACAGCATATTGGAAATCTCAAAGAAAAGTAGGACACTTAACTAAAATTTCTGAAGAGGGTGAGGTTACTACAGACATCATAAGTGAAGATTATAAAATAACTGATAAACCAATCTATGATACTACCTTAGTAAAAAACAAAGGTAAAGACAATTTAATCTTTGGTGAACACATTGACTGGATCTGGATTAACCAAGTTTGGGGTGGAGTTAAAATAGGACCTAACCATCCTTCTTTCTGGGGTATGAATAATCCTGGAGGTATTAACCCAATGTACTTAGGTATTGATCAAAATAGAATGGGACCATTAAAGTTTCAATTTAAAGGAGATAGTACTCTTTATGGTTGTAAACTTCCTGTAGAAGGAGCTGTGTTTAATGATAGAAACACAAGATCTACTTCTATGGTAGATTTAATGAAACCATTTCAGATTGGATACAACATTGTTAACAATCAAATAGCTGATATCTTAGTAGATGAGTTAGGTACTGTGATCATGTTAGATCAAAATGCCTTACCTCAAAAATCATTAGGTGAAGACTGGGGTAAGAACAACTTGGCCAAAGCTTATGTTGCCATGAAAAACTTCCAGATGTTACCTTTAGATACAAGTATAACTAATACAGAGAATGCTTTAAATTTTCAACATTTTCAGGTAATGAATCTAGAACAAACCCAAAGGATGTTATCTAGGATTCAAATGGCTAATTATTTTAAACAACAGGCCTTTGAAGTTATTGGTATTACACCACAAAGATTAGGTCAACAAATAGGTCAAACAGATACAGCTAAAGGAGTAGAACAAGCTATGGCTGGGTCTTATGCTCAGACTGAAGTATACTTTATGCAACATTCTGATTACTTAATGCCAAGAGTACACCAAATGAGAACAGACTTGGCTCAGTACTACCATTCTAAAAAACCATCATTAAGACTGCAGTATATGTCTTCTACTGATGAGAAAGTTAATTTTGAAATGAATGGTACTGATTTACTATTAAGAGATATTAATATTTACTGTACAACTAAAGCTAACCAGAGAGCTATCCTAGAGCAAATGAAACAGCTTGCAGTATCTAACAACACTGCAGGAGCTTCTATATATGATCTTGGTAATATTATGCAAACTGAATCTCTTGGAGAACTTACAGTAGCTATGAAAGGTATTGAGAGAAAATCTAATGAGAAGATACAAGAAGAAAGAGCTTCTCAAGAAAAAATGCATCAAGAAGAAATGCAAACTAGAATCCAAGAAAAACAACTTGAGCTTGATGCTAAAATGCAAGAAGCTGAAAAAGATAGAAGAAAAGATATTCTTATTGCTGAGATCAAAGCTGCTGGCTATGGCTCTATGGCTGATATTAATGCTAATCAACAATCAGATTACATGGATGCTTTAGGTCAGATTCAAAAAACAGAACAGTTTCAAGATACTATGAATATGCAAAATACTAAGGAGACTAATAGAACTCAAAATGATAGAGAAAAGGCTCAAATAGAAAGAGAAAAAATGCAAGCTGATATGAGAATGAAACAGATGGATTTAGA